TACGTCAACACCTATCGCCGCGCAGGCGACGTGTGGAGGTCGAGATAAATGGCGCTTGTGCTGATTACAGAGGCAACCGGGGCGTGCGTGACGATTGAGGAAATCAAGACGCACCTGCGGCTCTCCACGTCCGACACGTCGGAAGATTTGCTGCTCAACTCAATGCTGATGGCCGCGCAGAACGAGGCCGAAAACAAGACAAAGCGTGCGCTAATGCCGCAGACATGGGAACTCGTCATGGACGCGTTTCCCGAAGGCGGGATCGAAATTCCCCGCCCGCCCCTTTCGTCAAACTCGACGGACTTGAGCATCACCTACATCGACTCCAGCGGGGCGACGGCTACCCTGTCCGCGACGGCCTACTCCATCGACGGGGATTCGGAGCCCGCCTGGGTAGTGCCGTCCTACGACAACGATTGGCCGGAAACCTACGACGTAATGAACGCCGTCAGGGTCCGCTACAAGTGCGGATATGCGTTAAGCGGATCTTCGACGGCGACAACTCCCTATGCAATCAAGGCATGGGTGAAGATGCGTGTCGGGGCGCTCTATAACAACCGGGAAAGCCTGTCCGTGGAGTCTGGGGCGCAGACGATGCTTGAGCTTCCGCGCACGTTCGTGGACGGGCTTCTGGATGCCTACACGGTGATTAAGATTTAACCCGCTTGCCGACCCTCAAGGCCCGGACGCCCTCCCCGGACTTTTCAAACGAGGCCAGCGGCAAGCGGTCTAGGCGACAAGCACGAAGGGACTGACCATCCCCGAGTCGCAAGCGATAGTGGGCCTGTAACGTCGGAGTCTTGCAGGAGGTATTAACCGATGGCAATTGAATCACAGGGCTGCGTGCTCTACTGGAGCACAACGACATCCCTTTCCACCGTTATCAGCGTGGGACAGGTTGTCGGGTTCAATGGCCCCACTGGCAGCGCGAACGTCATTGACGCTTCGCATTTGGGCAGCACGGCCAAGGAAAAGATGATCGGCCTCAGAGACGAGGGGCAGATTACTCTTGACTGTAACCTTGCGCCCTCGGACATGGGACAGGTAAAGCTCCGCGAGTGTCGCGCCGCCAGGACGCAGGGGAATTGGGCTATCAAGATGACGGACACGGCCATCACAATGCTGAACGGGCACGGGTACGTTTCAGGCTTCTCGGTCACGGGGGCGGTGGATCAGATTGTCAAGGCATCCATCACCATCGAGATCAGCGGGGCCGTCACTTACTCCACTGTCGCGTAAGGGGGTGATGGGAAATGGCAATCGAATCTCAAGGCGCAATTTTCTTCTGGTCCACTACCACGGCGGCGTCCACCTCTACGTCTCACGCCGTTGCGGAAGTGGTTGGTTTCAACGGGCCTACGGGGGCGGCGAACGTCATTGACGCAAGCCACCTCGGAAGCACAGCAAAGGAAAAAATGCTCGGTTTGCGGGATGAGGGTCAGGTGACTCTCGACGTGAATTTCCGTCCCGGCACCACGGCGCAGGACTACATGCGGACCTGTCGGGCAAACCGCTACATGAGAAAGGCGCTCATTCAGTTGAATGACAGCACGGTGGAACTGGCAAAAACCAAAATCATCTTTGACGCGTATGTGAGCGGCTTCAGTATTACCGGGGCCGTCGATCAGATCGTGAAGGGGAGCATTACCCTGGAAATCACCGGGGCTTGCACCTACAGCAACGCAACTTCCCTGTAGAATGGTGGGAGCCGGAGGGCGCTCACCATCATTTGAGGTCCGAATGTTAGCGGGGAAACTAAACAAAAAAATCTCAATTCTGAACCCCGTGGCTACTCAGTCAACGGTATCGGGAACGCAGACGATTACATGGTCCACGTATCTCAGCAACGCGTGGGCGCAGGTCGAGCCCGTGAGAATGCGCGACATCATGAAAAGCGGCGTTCTCGGGCAGGAACTGGTCAACAAAATAACAATCAGACTTACTAGCGGGATCGACGTGAATATGCGCGTTGTCTATAACGGGTCCACGTATCTCATTCAGGACGTAACGGAGATGGACGACCGCGTGGAAATGACAACGATGAGGTTAAGCACCTGATGGGCGCACCTGTAATCTGGACGGCTGCATGGATAGGATCGCGGGTGATTACGCCTCGCCTGATAGCGAGTGCGGGCGGGGCCGCTGGCCGCACATTCGGGGCTGAAACGGGGGCGCATATCGCGGGCATCCTTAACCACTTCATCGTCCGCAACTTCATCGGGGCAGAGGTGCAACATGCCCTGCGGCATATCATGCGCGGGGCCGTGGCGTTTGGGGAGGGAAGGACGGCAGAAGCGGAAAAGGAGATCGAGTGCGCTATCCGCGTTGCCAATGACGAGGACGTAAAGAAAGACCTCAGAGAAGCCAATGAGTACGTTTCCGGCGAGGCGCGGATTGAGTCGGAAGAGGAAATGGCGAAGTACCTCGCAGAATCGTTGCGGTCACGGGTTCCCGTCAGGCGCGGTTGGCTGAAAAGCAGCGTCGGGTATCGCAAGGACTACAAAACGGGCGAGTGGCAAGTAGGGTACGGAATCACGCACAGGACACGGACGGCGCATCTTGTGGAGTACGGGACGAAGCCGCACGTAATCGGGGCGAGAAAGAAACGAGTCCTTTCAGACAAGGGCAAGCGGGACATTTACGGGCGCATCGTCAAGCATCCCGGCCAGCGCGGGCAACACATCCTGCGCGATGTCATGGCGGGCCACTCCGTGCAGGCCATTGACACGTACAAGGTAAAGCTGAACCAGAAGATAACGGAAAAGTATGGCTCTTAACACGAAGATTTACGATGTCCTGCGAAATTCGTCGTCCATATCAACGCTGACGGGCACGCGCATTTACCCCGTCATGGTCCCGCAGGACAACGTGACATTCCCCGCCGTGGTCTACACGAAGGTATCGGCAGACGGGTTCTACGCGCTCGACGGCTACTGCGGCAAGGAGCGGGCGCGATACGGAATCGACATCATATCGACGGATCACGATCAGGCCCGGACGATTGCGGAAGCGGTGCATACCGCCATGACGGGTTCGACGGCTTTCGCCTGTATCCGGGTTGCCGATGGGGATGCTTACGACGCCGATTATGAGATTTATCTTGTGAATCAAATCTATTCGATCATTGGAGGGACGTGATGAGCAGGTTGACGAGGGACGCTATTTTTGCAGCGCAGGACAGGGCTTTCGAGGATGTAGACGTACCGGAGTGGGGAGGTTCGGTCAGGATTGCCGTTATCACAGGCTCCGACCGGGACGCCTACGAGGCATCCATGTACGACATGAAGGGGAAGGAAATCAAGCTGAACCGCGATGACATGCGGGCGAAGCTGCTTGCGCGGGCCATCGTGGACGAAGACCTGAAACGGATCTTCACGGATGCCGACATCAGGGAACTCGGAAAGAAATCATCGAAGGTTATCGACCGCCTGTTTACCGTCGCGCAGCGGCTGAACGGCATGACGGACGAAAGCGTAAAGGAACTTGAAAAAAACTCCGAAAGCGGGGGAGTCGGTTCTTCTACTTCGCCCTCGCCCGCGAATTGAAAATGCCCGTCAGGGAGATGCTTGAGCGGATAGACAGCCGGGAGCTCGGGGAATGGATGGCCTACTGCAAGATCGAAGCGGACAGGACATCAGGGAAGGAAATGGACGAGCAGGAAGCGGTAAACGAGAAAATTAAGGCCGGGTTCTCTCCGTATCAGAACAAGGACTTTGTTGAGGCCATGAGCAAGGACAAAAAGAAGCGATGAGCACTATTTCCGACCTCATCATCAAAATGCGGGCCGATGCGGCTGATGTGCAGTCCGGTTTTGACCGGGCTTCCGCGTCCCTCGATCAGTTTATCAATAAGCTGAAAACCCCGCAGGTCTTGAAAGTGTCGGTTGTCACGTCCTTTGCCACGATAGGCGGGGCCACGGCAGCGGCGAAGGTCGGGCAGATGCTGTACGACCAGGCTGAGGCAGCGGAAGCGGCCAGCAGCGCCGTTGACAAGTATTCCGAGAAGATTTCCAAGGAAATGACGGGTGCGTGGGATTCCATCTCCGCGAACATGGACAAGCAGCAGACGAACCTCTCGAACATGACGCAGGCCATTTTCAGGGATTCGGCCAATGCCACGGCTGCGTATTCGGATTATATGTCCGACCTCATCGAGCGCAACGCGGGCTCATGGTACGACTTTTCCGAGAAGGTAGGAACAGCGGTCGGATGGGTCTCGAAAAGCATCCTCTCGGCAGGTGCAACCATGGCATGGCTGCTTGAGTCCTCGACGGTGATTCTAGACGATCTGTGGACGCAGTGGCTGGGCGTTTGGGAAAACATGAAAGCCCCGGTTACTCGCCTGTATGAATGGGCGGTGGAAAAGCTGGGATGGATTCTTGACGCTGTGAAATGGATCATGGACGCGGTGAACCTCACCGGGCCGGGTGCTACGGCCATTCTCTCCCCCGAGGCACAGAAGCGGCTCAGCACGTCCCTGGAAGCACTCAAGAAGGGTGTCGCGGACATTTGGACGGCACAGGGCAGGAGCCCTCACGCGAAGCCTGGAGCGGCACCCGGTCCGGCTGGCAAGGCCGACAAGTACGTCGATACGGAAGAGGCTTATCTACGGCTTCTCAAGGAAGAGGCGAAATTCTACGACGGTATTTCTGCCGGTCTTCGTTCAGTGCGGGACGAAAAGAATTTCATCATAGACGCCGATCAGAAGATGCTCGACCTGCAACGCCTCATGGGGATGAACGAAGAGGACTACCTCGCCGCAACCCTCTATAACCTTGAGGCCAAGGTGCAGGCGCAGCGGGACATGATTCAGGCACGCCTGACATGGAATAACGTCATCGACGCAAAGGACATGGACGAACTCGACCGCGCCGAAAAGCTACTTGAGATCCAAAAGGAGCGGGTGCGGATCGAGGAAATCCTGAGAAAAGACCCCCTCGCTGGTGCAACGAAAGCCCTGAGTGATTTGCAACGGGAATACGAGAGTTACGGCAAGCTCATGGAAGATTACACCGTGGGCGTGTTCAGGACGATGGAGTACGCCTTTGCCGAGTTTTGCGATACGGGGCAA